AGCGGTTGTCTTAGCTTGACCCCGTTGCGCTTGGATCATTCGGTATAGAGGTCCGTGCTCAAGAAAGTCTGCAATGTCCAATTGTACATCGGTACACTCGAACCCTAGCACTTCGTTACTGACATCATAGTAGAAGTCACCGAAGCTTGCATAGTGCTCTTGCAGCAGGGCAAGGTCTGCCCATCGTTTCTCAGCAAGGACTAAATCTTCACTCATTGTATGTCCTCTTCATAATGTTCATTATCGGAGACTGCACCGAAGTACAGTCTCCTGTAATACACATTACTCTGAAATAGGAACTACGTTCCCTACGCGCTTACGTTTATCTTGGAGACGTTTCTCCAGTTCAGACATCTCATCGTTGTCTTCGATAGCGCATGTAATGGAATTGTCTTTCAGGAACTTGGCGACAGCAGTAAGCAGAGCAGGGTTGGTGTCTGCGGTCCTTACAAGGAAAGCTTGGACTGCACCCGGCAGTTCCTCGCTGTACTCTTCAAGGAGAGCAGCCGCCTGTTCACTTGCGGTCAACGCAGCAAGCATGGACTTAGCCAGCTTACCGTGCAGTTCGCCAAGTACAGCGTCAGTTGCTTTACTCATCGTTCTTTTCCTTACGTTTCTTTTTTCTTTCTTCGAGGCGTTTCATTACAGCATCGTACGCATCAGGCACGTCTTTTACAAGACGAGCAATGAGCAGGATCACTGCGCCAATGGTGGCCCAGTTAATATCCTGCACTTGCATTGCGAGGCCGCAAGTCATGTAGCTCGTACATGCCTCTACAGCGTTTTGGTTCATTATATTACCTTATGTTACAATACCGTAGCACGTTACGCTACCCGTTAGTGTACCGGATACCGCAGAGAAGCGGATATAGTTTGTTGTCGCAGCCGTTAGACCCGTGATCGTATACATAAAAGGCATAGGAGTAGTTTGCGAGGTATCTGTATGTGTAACAAGACCAAGCATATAACCCATATCACGATAATATGTAAGCTCTCCCGTAAAATTGTCACCCGTACCGTTAGGGCTAGCGTTGTTCGATCCTGAGACACCGGGGTTTCCCGTAGCCCATACACCGTTACCATTTACACCGCCCCACATTTGGGTATCACCTTGTACTGCGAGATGACCACCACCACCCGACCATAGCGTATAACCGCTATAATGGTGGGAAAGGGTTTGGAAAGCCGAGCCGTTGTTAATAGAGCTACGAATGTACCACATATTTGAGGATGAGATGTCTAAGTTCGAGAATATAAACTTATACACGTTATAAGTCGATGTGATAATAGAGCTATTAAAATTGAACGGACCTGTAGCAGCATTGTAGCCAAGTAGCTTGACCATAGAACCAGCAGCCGGAGTTACCCAGCCACCACCTGCACCAAGAACCTTACCAGCATCAGCATCACCCGAAGAAGGAGCCGGAACGAGTCCTTTTACTCCACCGGAACCGGAGTCGCCTGTGAAAGCGTCCAGTATAGCAGTTGCTTCTGTTCCTGTCAAGTCGTCAGCATCACCTGTACCTGCACCAGCAGCACGACCTTTAATAGTCGCCTCTGCCATATGAGCAAGCTTGGTATTGTCTACAGCCTCGTCATCAATCTCAGATGTACCGATTGTACCAGTCAGGATTGTTTGACCGCCATGTGTTACAGCAGAACTCAAATCACACGTAGGAGTGTTACCCGCCGTGAGCGTAATGAAGTCTGTGTAAGCAGCACCGTCAACATCCCGTGCTTGAATTTTCAGCGTGTTACCGTTGCTCGTGCCTGTGCGTAATGCACCAGACGTTTGCAAGGTCATCGTAGCCGTAGTTACAGAGCCAAAGGTTACATCATTCGATGCGCCAAGCTCTAAGTTGTTTCTTGCCGTTGCTTTGTTCGACAGGTCAGACAAGTTGTTCGCAATAGCGAGGAAGTCTGTACCAGAAACATAAGCAGCTACCCAGATAGTTCCGGTGTAAACTTTCATTGCCGGGAGCATTGAATTGAAATACAGTGCACCTGCAACGAGAGCATTACCATCGTTATCTACAGAAGGGTCCGAAGTCTTCGCGCCGAGATAACGGTCATCGAAGTTGTCGAACGCAGTGAGCGTAGCGTCACGAGCAGCTTGTGTTGCAATCAAATCGAGAGCAACTTGAGCAGCATCAGCCGACACTTGAATACGGTCAGCAGCAGTATCAGCAGCATCGCTTGCTGTGTTACCAGCATCAATACCCGTCTGTACTCTGTCCGCAGCCGTATCAATAGCATCCTGTGCAGTGGCTACAGCAGCAGCCTCAGCGTCATTCTTTGCGGCAACCGCAGTATTCTTGTCAGCAGCTACCGTGGCTTTGTCGCCAGCGACAGTCGCTTTATCAGCGGCAACGGTTGCTTTGTCCGCAGCTACAATAAGCTGGTCGGCTACAACCGTGTTGTGTTTAGAAGTCACGTCAGCTTGACGTGCAATAATATCGTTCTGAATGGCCGTGATGTCTGCATCGTGTGCAGTCAATTGGCCAAAGTTCACAGCATCACCATCCTCGGTTCCATCACCAAGGTTGATAATCTTGAAGTCGTTCATGTTCAGGTCTTGGACGAAACCACTCTCAAGTCTACCATCGAGAAACTCGTGAATAGACATCATGGTTTGGAGATTGCTCTCATCAAGGTTCTTCTCAACGATAGGAACCCCGTCCGTATAATCGTGAATTAGTTGGTTCTTAGGCATAGTCCGCGTGAAGACAATGGGGACATTGTTTCCGGGAACTTCGCCTTGGATGTTCACGAGGCCATCCGTAATCCATTCGAGTGTGCGATACACAGGATCGCCAAGGCCATCAACCTCGCTACCGACCCGGCACGTCACATAATCCCTCTTTAAGATACCGAGGGTAAAGTTCAGGGCATACTGGGTGGTTACGCCATCGCCAGTCTCCGTGATAATTGAATTTGCCATATATGGCCTCCTTGTACTAAATAGGAAGGGAATTAGGTAAGTCTCAGTATTATCAAGACTTTAACCTAATTCCACGTCCTTAGTGTTCTTTCATATAGTTGAACAGAGCAGAGAAGCCGTACGTATTACCCACAATTGGCAGGGAACTCAAGGCCGAAGCCTCGTTCCGGTCCACTCCATCGAACACGCCAAGGGCAGCACCGGGGAGGTGTGCCATGCGGTTCAGTGTCGGGATCATAGGCGGTGTCGGAATAATCCCGTCTGTCGCCCGTCCCGGAGGACCGTACTTGTTCATCCGAAGTTCTGGCATACCCATGATCTCAGCGAGAGGGTCCGTAATCATCGGCATCCATCCAGATGTCGGCGCGTAGTTTATTGCGCCCTTTGCGATCTTCTCAGGAGTGAGGTTATCACCTCTTCCTTTGACAGTCTCGCTAACTGAATAGATGATCCCGGCCACGCCGAGGTTCCATGTCAAAGCACCGATAGTTGTCTTGTCTGCATGTCGCATGTTACGAAGGAACTGCTTTTGAGCAGCCATGATCGGGAACATGCGAAGCTGTGTGACAGCCTGACCGAATTGCTTTGTGGCCCAGTAAGGGTTTTCTCCGGGAAGATGTTTCTGTACGACACGAGCAACGAACATATTCATCGCCAGCTTGTACTGTTGCAAATCCGTAGAGTCCCACTTATCGAAGCCCATTGTAAGGTTTCCATCTTTGTCGAGCTTAACGACCTTCTTGTTGATATACTTCTGCAAGGCATTCGCCAAGTCTTCTGTCATACCAAGGTCGAGTAAGCGTCGAGAGACACCGCTGCTAAGGTCCATGCCTTCCAGCGTCTTGTACAGTTTATGGTTTACACCTGCGAGAGCAACACGCTGGCTGAATGTCATGGCCTGATAAAACAGGCTCGTGTATCCAGACAACTTGTCTCCGTAAGCGATAACCTTGTGTGCATTATCTGCAAATTGTGTTTGAACAATACTGCTATTACCTACGAGGTCGAGCGCAAGCTCGTCATCGTACAGCACATGATCTTTGTCGAGGAAGATAAACGCATCGTGCATCTCTTGCACAAGAGGTGTCTTCTTCCCTGTCGTGAGAGCACGAAGCTCTTCCGGCATAACCTTCATCGCAGCTTCAACGCCAACCATAGACACTACGTTTCCTAATTCCGACAACTGAGTGAGGCCCAGTGTGCCGAGGAGGGATTGTCGTGTCAGGCGCATTGCCGACAAGAGCATAGGATCAATACCGCCACCAATCGCACCAGCACCGAAGTAGCTGAATACGGTTTCAAGAATGTCCTGTACTCGCGGATCGTTTACATCGTATCCGTTCTGTACAAGCTCGTCCTTGATGGACTCAATGATCTCAGTCTTATCGCCAAGCTGATAACCTTTACGCGCCATAGCAGAAGTACCAGCCACCTTACGAGTGTAGTAGTGAATGGACTTGTACATATCCGGCTCAAGAAGATCAAGCAGCGTGCTCTGTGTACCCTTAATCGGAGTACGCATGTCAAGCTCAATACGATCTTTCAAGAAACCCGGTTTAGCGCGTTCAGCAGCATTACCAGTCAATGCAGACATAATAGAGTCAATCTCGTCATCGGAGATTGAATTGTTCTTCAACGTATCGCGCAGGAACTCTTTGCCCTCTGCACGTAGCAATCCAATAAGGTTTGTGTCAATACCTTCGTCAAGTGCTTTAGAGCGAGTGACGATTGACTTCACAATCTTACGGATCATATCATCGTTAACGCCAGCAGCGTTCGGGAGCACGGCCTTGTATCCATCAACCAGCGCGTCCTCAATAACACGAGGACCGTGTTGTGCTTCAAGTACACGAATAGCTTCACCGTTCCAACGGCGGGAGTAGTAACCACTCTTTGCTTGTAAGTTCTCAGAACCAGCAACAGCAATCTCACCAGCGCGGCCTTGTTGAATTTCAACGGCAATGCGGTGCATGTCATCCAATTGGTCAGCAAACTCTTTAACTGCACGATGCGAATTAGGATCACCCTGACCTGTGTGGTATCGGGTTTCTAATTCCATGCGAACAGCACGATCAAAGTCTCTGAATTGCTTCTTACCAATAAAGGCGTTCTGTACTCTATCCTTCATAGTCGCTTTAGGGCGACCCATAAAATCCATAGCGAGGCCATGATAATTCTGAATAGGTATAGACATCTGTTGCGTGTACATAGCATCATATCCAGCAGCAGGGTTGCTTGTACCGTCGAGCATACCGCTCGGATGATAAAGCAGATCGTAAGCAAGCTTGTTGCCGATCACGCCCATGTTAGATACTTCTGTGTAAAGACTTTTGATTGGAGACTTGTCTACCCAGTTTTGTACTTTCTGAGCACCCCGTCCAATCACGTTATCTACGTTTGTGGTTTCTGCATCCATGTCGCCCTTGATAACCTCACGAGCGTTCATAGCGTTAATATCACTGGCTCCTCGGTCAAACCAAGGAACAGCCGACTTACGCAGATTAGGTGGAGGCGTTGCACGCATCACCTGTGCTGCACCAACAGAACCGGAAGGAGCCATACGCTTCTCAGGATCAGGAGTGAAGCCACGTTCTTTCGCGGCTACGTACTGAGCATGAGCACGCTGTGCTGCTTGCATCTGTTGATAAGGGCTGATACTGCCCGGTGTGACAACA